GGGCCCATTTGAGGACGCGTTCGCCCTCCGGCGTGAGGCCGATGTAACGTTGCCCGCGCGCCACAATCGGAACGCCAAGCTCCTGTTCCAGCTGCCGGATGCGCCCCGAGAGCGTCGGCTGCGTGACGTTGCACGCCTGTGCCGCCCGCGTGAAATGTTTCTCGCGGGCCAGTGCCGCAAGATATTGCAACTGCCGGATATCCATGTGGGGACAATAGCTTGCGGCAGGGCAATGGGGAGCGAGAAAAGAAAAAGCCTATACTAGACAAAAAGTCCTTGACAGCGCCCGCTGATCCGGCTAGAAGAGGGCATACTCCACACATGGGTGACGAGATGAGCGGCGGCGGTGACGAACCGGCGGCCGCACCCGATTGGGTGCGGGTCCGCAAGGAATATGAGGAAGGTGCGATCCGGCTCGCCGATCTGGCGGAACTGGCAGGGACGACGGCCTTCAAGTTGATGGCGATGGCCCGGCGCGAGGGGTGGAAACCGCGGAAGCACCGGGGATCGAAGCCCGCGCCGGTGCGCACCACCATCGCCCGGCTCAAGAGCCTGCTGCAGCAGCGGCTTGCGGCCCTTGACGGCGAGATCAAGGCGCTCGACGAAGAGGCCACGGCCGCGTCGAACGAACGTGACATCCGCGCCATCAACACCCTCGTCAGGACTCTGGAAAAGGTGCTCGAACTTGAACGCAAGGACCGCGCTGTCAGAGCCAAGCGGCGCAAGCAGCACCGCGACTATACTGACGCCGACCGTCAGGCTCTTGCGGAACGTCTTAAGGGACTTGCCGCTGGAGAAGCGGCTGGACATGTTGATGAGCCAGCCGCCTCGCGACCGGCGGGAGATCATTGATGGCTGGGCCTACTGGGCGCGCGAGCACCAACAACTTCCGCCCGATGGTGATAACTGGCGCACCTGGTTGTTGCTCGGCGGGCGCGGCGCGGGCAAGACCCGTGCCGGAGCCGAATGGGTGAGGGCGAGGGCGCTCGGCCTGTGGCCATCGACCGGCCCTCACGCCGAGCGTATCGCCATCGTGGCGCCAACCTTCGACGAGGCGCGGCTCGTCATGATCGAGGGAAAGTCGGGATTGCTGGCGATCCATCCCGATCACCAGCGGCCGCGCTATCAGTCGTCGTTGCGGCTCGTCACCTGGCCCAACGGCTCGATTGCCCAGGTATTTTCGGCGGAAGAACCGGAGGGGCTTCGGGGCCCCCAATTCGACGCTGCCTGGTGCGACGAACTGGCGAAATGGAAACACGCCGACGCCGCTTGGGACATGTTGTCCTTTGCACTCAGGTTGGGAGACCATCCGCGGGTGACGGTTACGACGACGCCGCGCCCTGTGCCGATCCTGAAGCGGCTCATGGCTGATGTGGCCACCGCCGTTTCGACGTCACGCACCGCCGACAATCGCGGTTATCTCGCCGCAGGTTTCTTGAAGGATGTGCAGCAGCGATATGGCGGCACCAGGCTCGGGCGGCAGGAGCTTGAAGGCGAACTGATCGATGACAATCCCGACGCGCTGTTCCGGCGTGACGGCATCGAGGCAATCCGTGTACGGAGTTGTCCGCCGCTCACCCGCGTGGTGATTGCGGTCGACCCGCCGGCGAGCCACGGCAAGCGCGCCAATGCCTGCGGCATCGTATGTGCAGGCCTTGGCGAAGACGGCCGCTGCTATGTGTTGGATGACGCGACAATGCAGGGTGCGCGGCCAGCGCAGTGGGCGCGGGCGGTTGTGGCACTCTACCATGCGAGGCTTGCCGACCGCGTGGTGGCCGAAGTGAACCAGGGCGGCGCCATGGTCGAAGCCGTGCTGCGCGAGATCGACCCCGATGTCTCGTTCCGGGCCGTGTATGCAACGCGCGGCAAGCAGGCTCGCGCCGAACCGGTTGCCGCCCTCTACGAACAGAGCCGCGTGTCGCACGTGGGCACGTTTCCGGATCTCGAGGACGAGATGTGCGCTGGCGTGGAGCCGGGCGGCAAAAGCCCCGACCGCCTCGATGCGCTGGTGTGGGCGGTGACCGATCTGATGCTGCGGCGGCAAGGGGAACCGCGGGTGCGAAACTTTGAGTGAAGACGGCCCCCACCCGGCGCTGCGCGCCACCCTCCTCGCAGAGGGGGAGGGATGAAGGATACTGTAATGCTCCAGAAACTGAAACTACTCTTCGCCCCCGAGCAGAAGCGCTCGGCTTCGGCTTCGGTGATCTCGCTGCACATGGCGGGGAAACCCGTCTGGACGCCGAAGAACTATGCGAGCCTTGCGGCGGCGGGCTTTGCCGGCAATCCGGTTGGCTATCGCTGCGTGCGGATGATTGCGGAAGCTGCGGCGTCGATCCCGTGGCTCGCCTATGAAGGTGACCGCGAAGCTGTGGGCCATGCGCTGCTGAGGCTACTGGCCAGGCCCAACGGCGGCCAGCCGGGGCGCGAGTTCTTCGAAATGCTCTATGGCTTCCTGCTGGTGGCCGGCAATGCCTATGTCGAGAAGGTCGAGGTCGATGGTGGCCCGCGCGAACTCTATGCGTTGCGCCCTGACCGGATGAAGGCAATTGCCGCGGCAAGCGGCTGGCCCGAGTCCTATGAATATTCCGTCAACGGACAATCGGTGCGATTCGACAAGGGCGCCGTGCTCCATGTGAAGCTGTTCAATCCGCTGAACGACCACTATGGCCTGTCGCCCTTCGAAGCAGCGCAACGTTCAATCGACACCCACAACGCCGCCGCCTCGTGGAACAAGGCGATGCTCGACAATTCCGCAAGGCCTTCGGGCGCACTCGTCTATGCCTCGGGTGATGGGCACCTGACCAATGAGCAGTTCGAACGCCTGAAGACCGAACTCGAACAGAGCTACCAGGGCGGCAGCAATGCCGGAAGGCCCATGGTGCTCGAAGGCGGCCTCGACTGGAAGGAAATGGGCTTCAGCCCCAAGGACATGGAATTCATCGAGGCAAAGAACGCCGCGGCCCGTGAGATCGCATTGGCCTTCGGCGTGCCGCCGATGCTGCTTGGCATTCCCGGTGACAACACCTTTGCCAACTATGCCGAAGCCAATCGTTCGTTCTGGCGGCAGACGGTGGTGCCATTGGCGTCGCGCCTGGCCGAGGCCTTGACCGGTTTCTTCGGCGGCGAGGTGCGTCTTGCTCACGATCTCGATCAGGTCGAAGCGCTGAGCTTTGACCGCGAAGCCCTGTGGGCGCGGATCGAGAAAGCAAGTTTCCTGACCGACGACGAGAAGCGCGCCGCCGTAGGATACGGGCCCAAGACCCGTTAGCGAAACACAGGACAAACAGACCAATGCAGACGCGACGGGAAATCTCCCGCCGTGGGCGGCCGCTCTCGGCCTGCTCCGGCACCGGTGTGTTCGTGGGCTATGCCAGCCTGTTCGGCATACGCGACAACATGGGCGACGTGGTAATGCCTGGCGCCTTCGCGGCAAGTCTCGCACGCAAGGGCTGTGACAACATCCGTATGCTGTTTCAGCACAACCCTGCGGAACCGATCGGCGCCTGGATCGAAATGCGCGAGAATGACCGGGGGCTTTATGTGCGCGGCCGTCTCGATTGCAACGTGCAGCGCGGGCGCGAACTGCTTTCGCTTCTAGAGGGCGGTGGCCTCGACGGACTGTCGATCGGCTTCAAGACGCTGCGGGCCGGGCGCGACCGGATGACCGGTGCACGCCTGCTGCATGAAGTCGATCTCTGGGAGATTTCCCTCGTGACCTTTCCGATGCTGGGCGAGGCCCGCGTGTCGGATGTGAAGAACGCTGCCGAGCGGTTGTTTCATCAACCCTTGGCGCCAGTGCCCCGGACCGGGATGGACGCTCCCTCCTCCCTGGCCCAGCTGTTCCGGGACGGGGCACGACTTTTCCAACCAGGAGTGAACTGAACAATGGATACCGGACTTGAGACCAAGGTTGCCTTCGGCGACTTCATGCAAGCTTTCGAAGCGTTCAAGGACGCCAACGACGAGCGCCTTGAACAAATCGAAAAGCGCATGGACGCCGATGTGGTGACCAGCGACAAGGTCGAGCGCATCAACAGGGCGCTGGACCAGACGAAGGCCCGCATCGACGAGCTGACGCTAAAGGCTCGCCGCCCGAGGCTTTCGGGCGATGAGGATGCTGCACCACGCGCGACCGAACACAAACAGGCCTTCGAAGCCTATGTGCGGAAGGGCGAGACCCACGGCCTCTTTGACATTGAAGCCAAGAGCATGTCTGTGGGTTCCAACCCCGACGGCGGATATCTGGTGCCGAGCGAGACCGAAACCGAAATCGGATCGCGCCTCCGCAATGCTTCGCCCATCCGCTCGATTGCGGCGATCCGCCAAGTGTCATCGTCGGTCTACAAGAAGCCGTTTGCCATCACCGGTGCGGCAACCGGCTGGGTCGGTGAAACGGCGGCGCGTCCCGAGACCACGGCTCCCACCCTCGCCGAACTGCAGTTCCCGGCCATGGAACTCTACGCCATGCCGGCCGCGACCCAGGCACTGCTCGACGATGCTGCGGTGAATCTCGACCAGTGGATCGCCGATGAAGTGCAGCAGGCCTTCGCCGAACAGGAATCGACGGCCTTCATCACCGGCAACGGCGTCAACAAGCCGCAAGGTGTGTTGAACTACACCAAGGTGGCCGACGCGTCCTGGACCTGGGGCAACCTCGGCTATATCGCCACCGGCACGGCGGGCGCCTTCCCGGCCTCGAACCCCACCGACAAGCTGATCGATCTCGCCTATGCGCTGAAGTCGGGCTACCGGCAGAACGCCTCCTGGCTGATGAACCGCAAGACCCAGAGCGCCATCCGCAAGTTCAAGGATGTCGACGGCAACTACCTCTGGCAGCCGGCGGCCACCGCCGATGGCCGCGCCACGCTGATGAACTTCCCGGTGGTCGAGAGCGAAGACATGCCGGATATCGCCACCGATACCTACTCGATCGTCTTCGGCGATTTCAACCGCGGCTACCTGATCGTCGACCGCGTTGGCGTGCGCGTGCTGCGCGATCCCTATTCGGCCAAGCCCTACGTGCTGTTCTACACGACGAAACGCGTGGGCGGCGGCGTACAGAACTTCGAAGCGCTGAAGCTGATGAAGTTCGGCGTGTCGTAGCAAGACGCGAATTGCGAGCGGCGAACAGGGAGACCTGTTCGCCATTTGCATCTGGAGCGAGGATCCATGCCAGCCATTCTGACGACACCGCCGTTGATCGAGCCGGTGACTTTGGCCGAAGCCAAGGCGCATTTGCGCATCGGGCATGCGGATGAAGACGATGCCATAACACGTTTGATTGTCTCGGCGAGACGGCATCTCGAACAGCAGACCGGGCTTTGCTTCATCACGCAAGGGTGGTCGTGTTTCCGCGATCACTGGCCCGAGGCCGGCGACGTGAAATTGCCGGTGGCACCCGTATTGTCGGTCGCTGACGTGAAGGTTTACGGCGAGGACGATGTCGCGGCGGTCATCGATCCGGCGCACTATTTCCTCGACAGTGTGTCCCGGCCCGCGAGACTCGTGCTGCGAAGCGCGCGCATCTGGCCGCCGCCGGGACGCGAAGCCAATGGCATCGAGATCGCGGTGACGGCGGGCTTTGGTGCGGCGACAACCGCAGTGCCGCAAGCCCTGCGTGAAGCACTGCTGCAGCTTGTGGCCCACTGGTATGGCCATCGCGGCGATGAAAGCGTGCGGCTGCCGTTGCAGATCGAAGCGATCATCGCCCAGTTCCGCGAGGTGCGGCTGTGAGCAATCCGGGCTTTGCCTTGCAGACGGCGATGCGTGCAGCCCTTCTGGCCCGGCCGCAACTGCTGGTACTGCTGCAGGGCCAGCATGTCTACGAAGAAAAACCGCGCGGCGCTGAAAAGACATTTGTTGCTTTTGACACGATCGAAACCCGCGACTGGAGCGTCAAGGACCAGAAGGCCCACGAACATTTCGTGACGCTTGTGGTCGAAACCAATTCAAGAAGCCGCAAGCTGGGACAGGACATCGTGGCCGAGATCGAGGCGGCCCTCGACAATGCGGCGCTGACGCTCGCCGGTTATGCGCTCGTTAATCTGCGCCTCGCTTTTTGGGCCGTGGCGCGCGCCAAAAATGCCGAAACCTTTAACGCCACGCTGCGCTTCCGCGCCGCCACCGAACCGCTTTAGGAGATCGCCATGACCGCACAAAAGGGCAGGGACCTGCTGCTGAAGATCGATACGACAGGAACTGGAACATTCGTGACTGTCGCCGGGCTTCGCAGCCATTCGATTTCGTTCAATGCCGAGACCGTGGACGTGAGCCACCAGGAATCGGCAGGGCAGTGGCGCGAACTGCTGGCGGGCGCTGGCTTGAAGTCGGCGGCAATCCGCGGGTCTGGCATCTTCAAGGACGCGCAGTCCGATGCGACCGTGCGCCAGTATTTCTTCGACGGCACCATCCGCGACTGGCAGGTGATCGTGCCGGACTTCGGGACCATCTCCGGGGCCTTCCAGATCGCCAATCTTGAACTTGCAGGCCGCCACGACGGCGAAGTGACCTTCGAACTGGCGCTGCAGAGTGCCGGCCTTCTCACCTTCGCGGGCCTCTGACATGGTGAACCGTCATAGGGGCGAGATTTCAGCTGAACTCGATGGCAAGTCCTACACCTTGTGCCTGACGCTTGGCGCGCTCGCCGAAATCGAGAACGCCTATGGCGACCAGGATCTGATCGCCATCGCCGAACGTTTCGAGAAGGGCCGCATCGCTGCAAGCGACGCAATCCGGGTGATCGGAGCTGGCCTGCGCGGTGCGGGCAACGCCATCAGCAACGACGAAGTGGCGGCAATGACAGTGGCGGGGGGTGCTGCGGGATTCATCGCGATCGTCGCGCAGCTGCTGACCGCTACATTTGCACCAGCCGAGGACCAAAGGGGAAACGCCGCAGCGCCGCTGGGGAAAGCTTTCCCTGGCGGCGCATGATGCAACTGGGGCTCGGCGTCCTGCGCCTGCCGCCGAGAGACTTCTGGCAGGCAACGCCGCGCGAAATCGCCGCCGCCTTCGATGGTGGACACGCGGGCCCATTGGCGCGCGATGAATTTGATGGACTGATGCAACTGTTTCCGGATGAGCCATGACTGAACCCCTGCCGCGCATCGATATCGACACCGGCCGCCTGCGCTCCGATCTCGAGAGCCTCAACAGCCTCGCTGACAGTTTCGGACAGAAGATCGTGACGGCCTTTTCCGGCGCCGTCATTCACGGCAAGAAGCTTTCGGATGTCTTGCGCGAACTGATGTTGTCGCTGGCCCAGACGGCGCTTTCTGCGGCACTCAGGCCCCTAGGGCAACTGATTGGCGGACTCTTCGGCGGCACCGTTCCAAGCGCCAAGGGCAACATCTTCTCCCATGGCAGTGTGCACGCCTTCGCCAATGGCGGCATCGTCGACTCACCGACGCTATTTCCAATGCGCGGCGCCACAGGGCTGATGGGCGAGGCAGGGCCCGAAGCCATCATGCCGCTGGCTCGCGCTGCTGACGGCAAGCTCGGGATCCGTGGTGGCGGCAATGTGAACGTGACAGTGAACATCGCAACGCCCGATGTGCAGGGCTTCCGGCAGTCGCAGTCCCAGGTCGCCGCCATGCTAACGCGGGCCGTGGCGCGCGGGCAAAGGAACTTCTGACATGGCGTTCGACGACGTCCGCTTTCCGGTAGCAATCTCGCATGGCGCGACAGGCGGGCCGGAGCGGCGCACCGAGATCGTCACGCTGGCCTCGGGCCATGAAGAACGCAACAGCCGCTGGGCACACTCGCGCCGCCGCTACAATGCCGGTTTCGGCGTCAAGAGCCTGAACGATCTGCACGAGGTGCTGAAATTCTTTGAAGAGCGGCGTGGACGCCTGCACGGCTTCCGCTGGAAGGACCATGCCGATTACAAGTCGTGTCCGCCACAGAATGTCATTTCAATGCTCGACCAGCAGATCGGCGTGGGCGACGGGCTCGCCGTCTCATTCCAGTTGGTCAAGGCCTATGGCAGCGGCCTGCGCAACTATGCGCGGCCGATCACCAAGCCTGTCGCGGCATCGGTTGTCGCGGCAGTCGATGGAATTTCGACGGCGGTAACGGCCGATCCGTTGACTGGCCTGGTGACTTTTTCGTTGGCGCCGGCAGTTGGCGCGATCGTTACGGCGGGCTTCGAGTTTGATGTGCCGTCGCGTTTCGACAGTGACCAGTTGAGCATCAATGTGACGACTTTCAATGCCGGCGACATTCCTGACATTCCGGTGGTGGAGCTCCGCGCATGAGAGACATCCCCGCTGCGCTTGCCGCGCGTCTGGCGAACGGCGCCACGTCGATGTGCCATTGCTGGAAGCTCGCGACTGCATCGGGCGAGGTACTGGGTTTCACCGACCATGACCGCGAGCTGGTATTCGATGCAGTGAGTTTCGAGCCTGACAGCGGCTTCACGGCAAGTGCTGCGGAAGAGTCGCTTGGCTTCGGCATCAACAATCAGGAGGTGAGCGGTGCCTTGCGCTCCGACCGGCTTGATGAGCAGCGGATTGCCGCCGGTGATTTTGACGGAGCGTCAGTCGAGACCTGGTGGGTGAACTGGCAGGATGTGACGCAACGTTTGTTGCTGCGCAAGGGAACCATTGGGGAGATCACTCGTGGCGGACTTGGACTGACGGCTGAGATTCGCGGGCTGACGGCTTCCTTCGACCAGCCGCGTGGCCGGGTGTTCCAATACCCCTGCGATGCCGTGCTGGGTGACGCGCGCTGCGGTGTGAACCTTGACGATGTGGCCTATGTGGGGCCGGGTGCAGTCGCCGATGCGGGTGATGGCCGGCAATTGCGCGTGTCCGGTGTCGATGGCTTCAACAGCGGCTGGTTCACGCGTGGCACACTGACCTGGACGAGTGGCGCCAATGCCGGCCGTGTTGTGGAGGTGAAGAGCCACACAAAGGCGAGCGGTATCGTGACGCTGACTCTGTGGCAGCCGATGCCGCTGGCGTTTGTCGCCGGTGACACATTCCTGGTGCGCGCCGGATGTGACAAGCAATTCGGTACCTGCCGCAACAAGTTCGCCAACCACCTCAACTTCCGCGGCTTCCCGCACCTCCCCGGCGACGACTTCGTGCTGAGCTATCCGAAGAAGGATGAGAATAATGATGGCGGGGATTGAGGGCCCTTTGCCGGATACTTGCGCTGGCGAGACACCAATATGAATACTGATTCATCACATGCCGTCGTCGCTGCTGCGCAGGGGTGGCTTGGTACTCCTTATCGCCATCAGGCGAGTCTCAAGGGTGTTGGCACCGATTGCCTGGGGCTCGTTCGCGGTGTGTGGCGCGAGGTGATCGGCGCTGAGCCTGAAGCCGTGCCCGCCTATTCTGCGAGTTGGGCGGAGGCAGGCGCGGGTGAGATGCTGGCGGACGCGGGATTTCGCCATCTCGTGGCGCAAACCGGTCTCGTCTTCGCGCCCGGCGATGTTCTGCTGTTTCGTTGGCGTGCGGGCTATGCCGCGAAACATGCCGGTATCGCCACGGCCCGCAATCGAATGATCCACGCCCAGCAGGGCGCTGTTGTTTCCGAAGTTTCGCTCGAGGGCTGGTGGCTCCGCCATCTTGCCCATGTGTTCCGTTTTCCCGGAGTGACCGCCTGATGGCGACCGTTGTGCTGCAATATGTGGGATCGGCTGTCGGTTCGCTGATCGGCGGGCCGATTGGCGGCATCATCGGCCGGGCGGCGGGTGCGATTGCCGGCAACATGATCGACCAGGCGTTCTTCGGCGGCGGCCCTCGCCACATCGAAGGTCCGCGGCTTGGCGATGTGCGGCTGATGACATCGAGCGAGGGCGCACCCATTCCGCGCATCTGGGGCCGCATGCGGGTGGGCGGGCAAATGATCTGGGCGACGCGTTTCGAAGAGGTTGTCGAAACCGATACCGAAAGCGACAGCGCCAAGGGGCCTCCGGGCGTCGAGACCACCGAATACAGCTACTTTGCCAATTTCGCCGTTGGCCTGTGCGAGGGGCCCATCGCGCGCATCGGCCGCGTGTGGGCCGACGGCAAGGAACTCGACCTCTCGGATTTCACCTTTCGCGTCTATCGCGGCACCGAAGACCAAGAGCCCGACAGCCTCATCGTTGCCAAGAAGGGGCCGAACACGGTTCCGGCCTATCGTGGCGTGGCCTACGTGGTGTTCGAGCGCATGCCGATTGGCGAATTCGGCAACCGCCTGCCGCAGCTCACCTTTGAGGTGTTCCGCGCCGCCG